CGAAAACAAAATCTTATATAGTATTGCAAGTATAGAAGATATTAACTTCTGGGCATTACCTAAATGTGGTAACACAACAATCAAATATAAACTTTTAGAACTCTATAATCCTCAAATTATAAAAGAAATACCTTCTGATAATATTAATATGTGGGTACACGGAACTAAGTTAATGGACTATATTACACCGTTCGAAGCAATCTCAAATGGTAAATATAACTTTACTTTTATAAGAAATCCTATTGATCGTTTTATATCAATGTATAAAGACTTTAGTCTTACACGAAAGATGAAAGCATTACATGGAGATTCAATAAATGAATTTATTAGATATTTAGAGAATGAATTATTAGATGAAATAAATGCCAATATTCATTTTAGAAAACAATCATATTTCTTAGAACATTTTAATGGAGATATATTTGATATTGATGATTATATTTCAGAAAAGCATAATGTAAGAACAATGAATATAGAATTAAATACGAAACAAGAAGAACGTGTTAAGTATCTTTATTCAGATGATTATAAGTATTTTGATTCAGTTAAAGATATAACTAATTTTTTTCTTTAACTATATACGTTAGCTAAAGTTCCTTTTACATTACTGACTGCAGCTCCAGCAGCATTACTTACTACATTAACAACATCACCGCCTTTATTCATAATTGATTGATTTAATTGTTCAAATCTTTCAATAGCGGCTGCTTGTTTTTGCTCGGCTTCTAGGCTTCTTTGTAACATTTTTCCTTCTTCAGTTTTAGCGTTTATAATACTACCTTCTGAATTCAGGCCATCAGCTTTAGATTTTAAACTATCTATTACTGCGTCTCCAGCATTAAATACTTTATTAAATCCTTCTGTAAATCCTTCCATTGGTGTTTTACCGGTAGGTAAAGCTGCAGCAAGTGCACCTAATCCGCCGGCTGCAACAGCTGCTGGAAATAATGCAATCTTTTTAAATATTTTTATTAAATCTAATACTGTATTCTTTATTATACCGCCAACACCAATGTCTTGAACCATTTCTGATATTTTTCTAAATGTATTTACTATAGTATCAGTTATTGAATTTATAAATTTAGTAAACATTTCTTCAAAACTAAATGAATTTAAAAAGTTTGCAAAGTTTTCAAATCCAAGTTTTCTAGCAACCCATGATATACCATCTTTAGCAAGATCAGCTAGTGATGAAATTAATATATTAAATATTCCAGTAAACGCACCAGATAGACCACCTAAAAGCTTTTCAAATAAACTGCCATCTTCATATCTTTTAAATCCTTTCATAAATCCAGTAACAGCACCGTAGATACCAGCTACAACATAGAAAAATCTACCAAAAACTTTACCTATTTTAAAAAATGTGCCACCTATGCTTCTTAAAATTGTAAAAGCTTTTTGTACTGGTTGTAGAGCGCTAAAGAATCTAACAATATTACTACCTAACTTTGATACAATTTTACTTCCAGGCGCAATTGCTTTTCCTGCTTTATTAAGGCCTACTATAGCTGGAGTAAATATTTTAAATAATATATTACCAAGTTTTCTAATAGGTTCTAAAACAAAATTAATTATTCTTGCAACTAATTTAAATGGTGCTGATGTAACGTTTACTTTAAACTGAAGTTTAGTTAAACTTTCTAAAGCACCAATTCTACCAGCAATAAATCCAGTAACGGCTGATAATATTTTAATAGCATTACCGAAACTTACTCTTAATATATTAACAATATCAACAAAAACTTTTTTCAATCCTATAAAGCTTTTTGCTAAAAATCCAGGTGGTTTCCCAGGTCTTGTTGCAAAAGCAGCTTTTAAAAAATCAAAAGCTTTAGTTATATTCGTTTGAAGACCTAATTTTAAATTTTTAAAAAATATATCTAATCCTAAAAATTTACCAATCTTTGATGAAATTGCTATAAATCCTTTACCAATAAGTTTAAATGGTTCTAAGAAAGCACCTACTAAAAATCCTTTAAATAGACCAATTAATGCTGTACGTATTAAAATACCCATTATAACACTACGATCTTTACCACCAAATTCATTTTTTAGAATATCCATACTGATACCAGTGAATTTGGATATTGTTTCTAAGAGATCGTTACGTTCTTTATCGCGTCTCATTTCAATTTTATTTCGTAAAAGCTCTTCTTTATCAGCTTCTAACTCATCTAATCGACCTTCTTTTAAAACTTGTATAAGATCTTCTAAAGCACTTAATTGATTACTATCTAGGTTATGACCTTCATTTTCCATATAATCACGAAGCTCTTGAGTATATCTTGCAGTTTCTTGAGCCAGTTCAGTAGCTTTATTAAGCTCTTGTAATTGTGCTACTACATCACCAAGTGTTTTTTGATTTGGAAGGTCTGCCATTTAATTATTTCCCAAAAGCTTTTCCAGCTTCTGATATACCAAATGCACCAAGTGTTACAACAACAAATGATGTATATATTGTTTCAGAAACTTTTAAATCCATATCCCATACAAGCGCAGTAACTAAATCTGTAATACCAAAGATTGTCATGAGAAAGAATGATATGAAACCAATGATTGCTTTTTCATTAATATCATTATCATCCAAAAATAAGTCCATGAATTTACGCTTAGGTGGGGCCAATTGATCCCTTGCCTTTTTAGCTTCTTCTTGCATTTCTTTGATCTTATCTTCTTGTTCATCAAGCTTTTCGATCATGGCCATGTACTTATCTAAATCGATTTCGACTTCATTTCTGCTGTTATCTGTTTCAGCCATTATTTCATTCTCCTTTGTTCGTTTTTTAAACGTTCGTTCTCTTCTTCTATCCAAGCCGTTAAAAGAGATACATATATTTCCCTTTCCCACGGCACCATATTATCAAGTTCAGTTAAACTATATCCATGATGTTGCATCATTGCAAAATTAGTCTTATAATGGTTTACAAGACTATCGTGCGAAAGGCCTATGTAAAAAAACTTTGTAGTCCTCTTAACTCTTGGCTATTCGTTTTACCGCAAGATACACAATCAAATTCTATTAATGAAGTAAGTGCTGGCATTTCATTAAAAAATACTGAGAGTTTCATAAACTGTTCATTGTTCAAAGACTCTACAAAATCTTTTAATGCTTTAGGTGTTTCACTCTTAGTATCATACACATTATCTTCATCAAATATTGTATCAATACAAGCAACTACCATTGCCATTGCTGATTCAAATTCATCTGATCCCATATTACTTAAGCGATCGATATCTTTTACTGATGGATATTTTAATATTACTCCAACAGTATCAGTTAACATAACTTTCTTTTCTTCGTGATTAATCACTGGTGGTTGAATGTCTTCGAAGTCAACTTGTACTTCGTTACCATGTTCACAACCGTCACATTTCATTTTTAAATCAATCTTTTCACCAACTGATTTAGATCTTAATGCTAAGAAAAGACTTTCAATATCAAACATTGTTAAATTATCAACATCAATATCATCATATATACAAGTTTTAATAACATCTGTTGTAGTCTTCATGATTACTTTCGTATCATTTGACTCCATAGCCATCATTAAAATCTTTTCTTCTTTTACTAAGTACGGTCTATACGTCACTGTTTGACCAGTTGACGGTATTTCTACCTGATACCTAGCGGTATTTAGCTCTGGTAAAGCCATAATATTTCTCCTATCATATTATCCAAAAATAGATAATGCACTTCGTATTGCACTACCTGTACTACTTAACGCACCTTCCGGTTTGTATCTGTCATAACTAAAGCTCACATTTAACTTTTGAATAGTATTTTCTGACTCATTTGACAGTACTATTTCATTCATTGTTGTAGGAAATGCTCCCTCAAGTTTTACACCATATATCGGTGTATTTTGCTCATCCAACTGTTGTATAATAACATCAGTCGTAATGTCTTTTTTATACGCTACTGTATAAGTATCGCTATCTACTATATTATTTATCCAATTGTCAAAGACGGTTTTCATATAGTAATCATTTGTAAGTATAAAGCTTAATGATACATCATCATGTATTGTTCCATAAGGTATTTTAATTGATTGTTTATGTGATTGATAATCAATTGTACTTATTTGTTTACCAGGTATCGATACAGAATCACATAACATATCAATATCTCTTGGATCATTAATTAAATTTCTAGCTGTAAAATTACCAGAAATTGTTGAACTAATAACAGTTTCTAAATTTAAATTAAGCAAAGAAGTTTTAGGTGGAGTAAATATAACTCTAAACCTATTAGCTCGCGCAATACCACCTTTCTTTGATATAGTTGACTTTAATTTATCTATGTCACTCATGGTTGTCTCGCTATTTTAAGAGAATCTGTCCATATGGCTTCTTTCCCTTTTTTCTGGAATTGTTCTACTGGTAAAAATATTGCAATCTCCCAATCAGTCATTGGTACTCTTGCAAATTGAGATTTTACATGTTTAGCTAAATAATGTTTAAAACATGGTTTAAATTCTTTATATTTTCTTACACCACTTATAAGATTATATCTTAATTTTGTAAGGCGCGAACTTTCGTTTGCCTTTTCTGGTCCAAATGCCATTAGGTCATCTAAAAATTGAGCTCTTACGCCATAGTTTAAATAATGTAAATTTAATCCATAAAATCCACCAGGTGCACTATCAATTATAACTGTTAAAGGAAACCTATCATAATATGGTAAAGTAAGTTTGTGTTTAGGATCGTAAAAATACATGTACATACTTCCACGGCCAGTTGTACTTTCTTTTTTCAAAGCTGTATCTTTAAATACTTCTTGTCTTGATACTGCTAAATTAGTTACATTATTTTTAAACCAGGTTTGTGATCGTTTAGTGCGAGCTTGTATACCAGCACGAAATGCATTAGCTTGGAGGGTATCAAATAAACTTGCCATACTGTTATTTATATAGTATTAGAGTATCTTTATGCCTAAATTTTTTAAAGTTTCTTCTGTCCATACTTGAAACTTCCATCCTTTGTATTCAGCAAAATCATTTGCTGCTTCCCATTTAGATATATTTTTAGCATATGTAGTTACTTCATTAATATATTTTTTTGTTTTACGACTACGGGTTTTAGGTGGTTGTGTTTGTGATTTAGGTTTAATTTCAATTAAATATGTTTTTTTATCTTCCATTTGAATTAAAAGATCAACAAAATATCTATGTAATCTATTATCGGTCTTACATTTATATGGTATAACAACTTCTTCTGAGTTCCACATCTTTACTTTTGGATTGTTTTCACACCATTTAAATGCTTGCCTTTCCCATAATGATCGATAGACAACCTTACTTGGATTGCCCGCGTACTTTTCTGGTCGCTTTAATTTGTATTTCCCTTGATAACTCATATAAATAACTCTATAGTTTATTTTATTTATATAAGAAAAAAGGAGAATATATGTCACTTTGGAGTCAAGTAGGATCAGGAGGAGCTTCAAGTCTACCAAATGCAACAGCAACAGGACAAGCACGAGCAAAAGGAGGCGATCCAAAGACAACGTCTGATACAGCGCTGCTTGATCAAGCACAAGCAAAGGTAGATTCTGCAGTTGCAGCAGCAACTACAAAGAGAGTAGAACTTTCTAAAAATTACACTTATACATTTCCAAGCGATTTAGAAGAAAAAGTTAATGGTGGTGGAACTTTTATGAGATTTATTATTGAACCAATAGGCGGTGGTAATAAAGTAGACATAAACATATATCAACCAGCTGGAATAGCTGTCTCAGACGGTGCTAATTATCAGAATTTTGATTTAGGTAATATACAATCAGGCCTTGATTTTGCAAAGAATGTTGCAACAGGTAAGAGTAATAACGTATCAGGATCAGATGTTTTAGCGGCCGCGCTTATAGCAAAAAATAGTTTATCAGGTAAAGAATCAGGATTTAATATACGAAGTAAAGCTGCTCTCGCTGCTGGTGTTGCGACTAATCCATATACAAGAACTACATTTGAAACAGTTAATATCAGAACATTTAGTTTTAGTTTTAAATTAGTTGCAGAATCATCTAATGATGCACAAACAGCAAAAAAAATTGAAAGATCATTTAGAAAATTTTTATATCCTAAGAGAGCTGGAGCACTTGCATTAGCCTATCCTCCATTATTTAGAATAGAATTTCATACTTTAGGAGGTATTAATACATATATGCCAAATATAAAACCTTGTTATCTTACAAGTTTAGAATCAACATTTAATGAAACATCAAATGCATTTCACTCTGATGGATCTCCTATCGAAGTTAATTTATCACTTGGATTTCAGGAAGAAAGAGCTCTTCTTCGTGATGATTTATATGAGAACGATGATTCAATTGATGAAAGTTCAGGATTTTCTAGCATTACAACAGCTCAAACAGTAAAAGGAGATGATTAATGGCCTTTTTTAAAAATTTTCCAAAGGTAGAATACGACTTTAATCGTACAGGTATAAAACAAAATATGGTAGATTTATTTAGATCTGTAAGAGCATTGCCTTCCTTTCTAGATAATTATTCAGCATATAAATTTTAT